CCGGTCAGGTCGCAGTCGAACAGGCGGATGGTGTTCTTGCCCTCGATGGCCACAGCCTCGGAGCCGCCGGAATACAGATAAGCGTCATGCACGGTGATGTCCGCCGTCACATACACAGCGCCGGTGCCGCCCTCGGTGACATAGTTGCCGCCGTCGATCACCATGGTGCCGCCGCCACGGTCGGAGCGGATCGCTGCCGCTGCCATGGCCGCATTGGTCACGATGTTGCAGTCCCAAGCGTACAGGGTGCCGCCGCCAGCCACGTGCAGGCCGCCAGCAGAGGCCTGGGTGGTGGTGATGTCGCAGTCATACACATAGGCCACGCCGTTGTCATAGGCAAAGATGCCAGCGCCGCCAGCAGCCTCGGAATCGATCGTGTCGCCGGAAGCATACAGCTCGCCGTCGGACACAAACAGGGTCGCGCCCACGCCATAGAAGCTGGCGGAGTCGCCGCCGCCGCCTTCGCCGTCGTTGGTGAAGGTGGAGTTGGTCACATAGGCAGTAGCGCCGTCGAACACGTGAATGATGTTCTGGTCAGCGGTGTCGGAGGCCATGTCCACGCCGTCCACGGTTTCGTCGGAGGTGATCTCCAGGACGGCATCATAGCTGTCCGGGGCCGAGTTGCCGCCGCCACCGGGCATCGCCATGGAAGCTCCGCCCATCTCGCTGGAGCTGCCAGCGGCCTCACCGGAAGCCTCACCCTCGTTAGAATCAGCAGGCTCCTCGCTGGCCGCAGGCTCTTCGGAAGCTGCCGGCTCCTGGGTCGCATCGCCGCTGTCGGCGGTGACAGCCCCGGCCATGACCGTCTGGAAATATTCCTCAGGGATGGTGATGTTCACGCTGCACGCCGTCAAGCCGAACAGCATGCAAACCACACACAAAATCGCAAGGGTCTTTCTCATAATCATGCTCCTTGTTAATAAAATGATACATTGATTATACGCCAACTGCGTCAAACATTCTACTATTTTGTTCAGCAAAGAGCAGAGAATTTCAAAGCGTCTGTTTGTGCGTTTTGACGAAAGAGCCGGACGTATCACCCTATACTCTGGGACACATTCAAAAGATTCTGCTCGATCCGCAGCGTTGCCGCCGCATAATACAGCGCCTCCGCATCGTTCATATCCTCATCTCCCAGTTCATCCAGGGCATCCATCATATCCACATAGGATGCTATGTAATTCAGGTAGTCGCTCAGCATCCCTAAGGTATCATCCGAATCACTGTACTTGACCATGAAGTCGCAATAGTCATTGAAGAATTTTTCGTAGGTATCTACAGCCTCCTTGAAACTGGGGCGCATACCGTTCACCAGTTGCTCCGCAGGCGCAGATTCCTCAAGAGCTGGTTCCTCAGGTATGGGTTCCTCCGCTGTTTCCACAGCCTCAACGACCTCCTCTGGCACCTCTACGCTCTCCTCTTCTGGCGCTTCCTCCTGTGTTTCCTCCGGTGCTTTCACCTGGATGCTTATTACGGAATTTCCTTCATAGGAGATGGAAAGATAATCTCCCTCCAAGTCGTAGGCTCTGAAATAGGTGTCGCCTCGGCTGTAGTCCACAGAGAAGCCCGCATCATAGCATACATCCGTGTATGCGGTGAAGTTCTCCTTGCTCATTTGCCCCACATACAGGGAAAATCCGTTAGACGAATCGCTGGTGACCTTTCCCACATCGGACTCCGGTATGGGTATCAAGGCCGCTAAATCGCTTTTCGGCCACTGAAGCGTCTCTAACTCCATTGGAGCGGTTATGGTGATGGTTAAATCACCACCACCACTATAATGCGTCAGGCTCAGTTGATATCCATCCGCATTATACGCATCATATCCAAGGCTATCGCTCTCGCTTTCCACCGTAAACCCATATTCCTTGCACTGGTTCAAATAGGTGCGATATTCCTCATCCGACACATCCGAAACAGAAATTCGAGCTTTCGTCTCTGTATTTGTATGTATATCACCCTTGTTGGATTCCGGCGCTGGAACGACATCACACAACACCAATGTATTCCAATCAAACACCTTTTCTTTCTTTTTCCCCGAACCGCCAACACTGCTTGCCACTCGCACAACAACAAGGACAACCAGAAGGATAAACCACCATCGGGTATACAATGGTTTTTTGTTTTTCTCCCCACAATTCGGACAGCATTTTTCCTTTTTGTCTAAGGGCGCTCCACAGTTTTTGCACAACAAATTTTTCACTTCTCGGCTCATTGGATTTCCTCCCTAGTTACAAATCTGTCTCAAAAGGTGTACGTTTTGAGACAGCACCACGCAGATGGAAAAATTTAGTAGAATAACACAAAAATTTGTTCAATTTTACCAATTTATATTGTAAAGCAGAAAGTTTTGTGCTATTCTTTCCCTATGCCTTTTTCGTCTCAAAAAGTACACTTTTTGAGACGATTTTATTTTCCCTTATCCCTGCCGGAATTGCCTGACTCTCCGATAAAAGGTGGAGCGGCTCAGGCCGGAACGGCGAAGGGCATCAGCCAAGTCGATTTCCCGCCGCTCCCAGGCCGCCACAATGATTTCAAAGTTCTCCGAAGAAGCTCCCCCACTGTTTTTTAGCTCAGCGCTCGAATCAAGGCCGCCCAGGTTTGGGAGCCGCAGACGCCGTCCACAGTCAGACCATAATTGGCCTGGAACGACTGCACCGCTGCTCGGGTGTTTGTACCAAAAACACCGTCCACCCCGGTGGAGCCGCAGCTGTACCCCAAGGCGAGTAGATACCGCTGCATGGTGCTCACGTCGGAGCCGCGGCTGCCTTTGGACACCTGGCTGTGATAAGCAGGGCTGTCCCCCGCGGCAATGCCGGGGCTGTTCGCCGAATCGGAAGCGTTAACAGTATCTTTCAAGGTCTTGCCGGTGTAGACACCGTTAGCTGCCTCCTGATAGGCCTGATACCAGGTGTTATAGGCCTGATCCGTATAGGCCGTTCCCACCGGCAGAGACAGCACATCGCTGATGTCCGCCGTCACATAGCCATAGGCCTTCCACTTGTCCACAGCGTTGTCAAAAAGCTGTTGGGCCTCCTGGGTCTGATTTTCATAGGCCTGCTGCTCCTGCGTGGCCGCAAACTGCTGGGCGTACTGCTGATTTTCCACCTTCTGCTGGTAGTTGTCTGCCGCTGTCTGATTCAGCTGGTCATAGGCCGTCAGCTCCGAAACCGTCTGCTGACGAGAGGCCAAATAATTTTCATAGGCCTGCTGATACAGCGCCGCCTTCTTATCCGTCGCCTGGGCATTGTAATAGTTCTGCGCCTGCTGAGCCGCCGTGATGGCCGCCGTAGAGGCCACGCCCCCGGTGTTGGCCGCCGCTGTTCCCAAGCTATCCTCGTAGGCACGCTGGCCCTCCCGCAGATAGCTTTGGCGATAGCTCTGCCATGCCGGATCTGCATCGCTGTCATAGGAAAACGACTCCGCCAGCGTTTGCATGAGCTGCTCCTGCTTGTCCGCATAGGGATTTACATAATCATTATCCACCAAACCGCTGTCCGTGAGATAATAGCCGGAGCCGCTGCTCCCGGCGGTATAGCCGCCATACACCGAACGGATATGCTCCGCTCCGGCGTTTGCCAAGGCTCTGGCCTCGTCCGTTGTTGCGTTTTTGTAGTCCTGTTTATAGGACAGTAGACTAATGCCTGCCTCCGGATTACTCTCCGCTAGACGCAAATCTGCATCCGAAAAGGTACTCAAAAGGCCGGCTGCCGTTGCCTTGGTCACAAAGTCTTTATACGTATAGGTGCTGTTCGCCACATTCTGCTCCTTTCTCCCCGGCCAAGAGGATCACCCATCCTCTTGACCGGTTTCATCCACCTGTATGTTAAGTTGACATAATACATATCGATACTGTTCATTCATCTGATAGAGATAGTCCAGGATCCGCTGGATTTTCTCTTCCTGGGTCTCTTCCCCGGAAAAGCCGGGAAAAGAGCTGTCTGCCATAAAAAGTCGGTCCGCCATGCCAAAACCTCCTTATCCACGGGTGGAGCCGGTGCTGTACTCCCGGCTCAGCGCCCACAGCTTCCAATCTCCCTCGCCCTCCAGGCGGACACGAAAGCTGTCACACCGCCTTGGTATCAAGGGAATGGTCTGCAAGCCTTTTTCCTTCCCCTGGACATAGCCCACACCCTCCCAAGTTCCTCCGTCATAGGACACAAAAAGCCGCAGCTTTCCCGTTGTCTGCACGCGGAAATACAGCCGGTTTAGAATTTTCCGCTCCAGCGTGCTGCTGTAAAAGTCTCCCATCTCTACCAGGCTATGAACGCACGTTTCCTCCTGTCCGGCCGGTGTACGGATGCGTCCGGTCATATACACCTCTCCCTCCTGGGTCAACATATACAATTCTCCGTCGCACCAGGCAAAATCCATCACCGCTGCATCGTCCTCCCGATGCCACAGTCCCAGCACCGTGTCATAGACGTACAAATCACGCCCATCCCCACTCTCGACTGCCACATAATATTTTCGTCCATCCGTGCCCGCCACGGCGTTTTGCCGCCGGGTCACCCCAAGAGCGCTGTCAACCAGGGAGGGGATGCCGCCGGCATAGGCCACAAAGCCTACCCGGGATTTGTAATACAGCGTCTGTCCCACCACCGCAAAGCTCTTGTCGCTGCCAGATTCGCAGCCCAGAGTCTCTGTGTCCATCAACTGAAAATTGGACGGCTTTGTGCCATACACCCGGTAAATATGGTTTTCCTTAAACAGCAGGGGATAGCCCCCATAGCTGTATGCCCCTGTGAAGCGGCCGCCGCTGCCCACCTCCACGCTCCAGGCGCTGGTGGCTGTGCCGTCATAGTTGTTCCAAACCGTGGGGTTTCCCAAATAGGAGCAGTATACCGTAGAATCCTTCACACCCCACAGTCGGTTGTCACATTCGCACAGATATTCCATATCCGGCACCGTTCGGCTCACGATCACCTGTCCCTCCTCGGCATAATCCACCGTCTCCTGGGTAAACTCCAGCCAATCGCCGCCGAAAGCACCGTACCCTACCTCCACGGAGATCGTACTACCCCCGATGGTGGCCGTCATATTCAAATCTCCGTCGCACTCCAGCACATCCCCGGCACTCATGGAATTTTTCAGCATGATATAATAACAAAAGTCCTCATACACGAAGTTATAGTCTCCGGCGGCCAGGCCGTCTTTTCCCACCGTGTAGGTCATAGCCGTGTCCATGGTGAAGCTATTGTCGTAAAAATACAGCGCCGTACCTAACACCTGACGCACCACCAGCGTCAAATTATTCTCCGGGTGGCGGGTGCAGCCGGAAATCGTCACACCATCCCCCGCCTTAAATTTCCCCTGCACCGTGATACCGTCCAGCCGCAGACAGTTGCACTGGCTGGAAATGCCATTGGGTGCCTTAGACGAGCAGAAAATCCCCTTCTGCACCACACCGTCCACCGCAGCCTGCGCTTCCAGGCTTCCAAATTCATCCGTGGCGGTGTTGTAATATTTCTTGTCCGGCCAGATGACCACCCAGCTGTTCACATAGTAAAACCGCTTTTCGCCGTCCTCCACCTGCCCCTTCACCTGGCCGTCGTAATAAAAATCCGTTCCATCCACCCAGCACAGCTTATCCCGCGCAGACAAACCGTTGGGCTTTGTGAGATGCTGGGTTTTATAGCGCCTGTCCCGAGGTGACAGAAGGGGATAGTGGTCGCTGGTCATGTTTTCCATGGCGCGGATCTCCCCGTCCTGCGCCGCCAGATTTTCGTTCAGGCCCCCGAATACGCATTGATAGCTTCGGCCATAGCTGTCCCCATAGGGCAATTTCGCCAATTTCATAAGCTCACCCCAAACATCAGTTTTACCACCGCCGCGATCACAGCCGTGCCTGCGGTGCCCAAAAGCCACAAAATAGCGGTCAGCTTGGTATTGATGACCGCGTACTGGGTCTTTTGCTTTTCCAAGCTCCGGCCATGCTCCCGCACCAGCCGACGGATCTCCTCAAACTCCGCTCGTGTCACCTCGGTCATCGTCTGTCGACTCTCCTTCCCCCAAATTCATCACAGCTGCCGCACCGGTGGCCACCGCTAACACAATAGCTGCCTCCAAATTGATATTTGCCACCACACCGGCCGCCTCGGTCACAGCTGCCGCCATCACGCCCAGCGCCGCCTGCAAAAACGTGCGCAGCGCCCGCCGTGCCCAGGAATGTTTTTGAAACCATGCTTTCATCGTTTTCTCCTCCCCTTGTCATACATGGGGCCGGGAAGCCGGACAGTCCGCCCAGCTTCCACCCCCTTTTCCTCATTCCAACGCCGCCCAGGTGAGCGTTCCCACCTGACCGTCGGCCGCCAACCCGTTGGCCGTCTGAAAAGCCTTCACCGCCTCCTGGGTGGCTGCACCAAAACAGCCGTCTGTCTCCAGGGTATATCCGGCATTTCCCAGCAGCCGCTGCAAATAGCGAACCTCGCTCCCGGTGCTGCCCTTTTTCAAAATTTTATGCGTCGGCCGGGTATACCCCAGCGCCTTTGCCCAGGTATACGCATCGGCACGCCCCGTGGCAGACAGTCCCAGCGCCGTCTGAAGTTTTTCGGTGGCCGCCCGGGTGTTTTCTCCAAAGCTGCCGTCCAACCCCAGGGGGTCGTAGCCCCGACCATATAAAATTCCCTGCCAAATGTGCACATCATCGTTGTCGTCCGGCACCTGGAGAGCCTGGGTAGCATAATAGGTCTCGGCTCCCCACAGGCCATCCTCGGTAAGCCCCGCTTGCATCTGATCGTTCAGATAGCGCTGGTGCGCAGCAATAGCCGCTTTTTGGGTCTTAGCCCCATACACGCCATCTTCCGTGACACCCAGCCATCGCTGAAATGCGCCCACGCTCCCTGTATCCGATGCCGTGGTGCCTGCCTCCACGTTCAAGGTCACATAGCCATAAATATAGGCGCTGGTCAGACTATAGCTGCGCTTCCGGGCCATGTTTCCGGAGTTTCCCTCGTAGGTATAGACCGTAGTCCCGTCCACGGCATACACCATGCCCGTGTGGCTCCGTGTCGTGCCATTGTCGGAAAACACGATCACATCCCCCGCCTGAGGCGTATAGGCCGTGCCGCTCTTTCCCTTTTTCGTTCGCTGATACACGCTGTAGTGGCTGGCATTGTGAGACAGCCCTGCGTCAAACAGCTGGTTGCAGGCCGTGTATGGCCATAGACCCCACAGCACCTGCTTGGCCGCCGTTTTGTCGCTGCCGCAGGCCTCATACACCGCCGTGGACACCATCATGGCGCACCACGCTCCTGGATTGATGCCGCACAGCTTGCCCATGTAGGTATAGTTAGCGCTGCCCTTGTTTGCCGCAAAATCGGAAACCTCCCGGCTGAGATTTTTCGCGCTGGCCTTTTCATAATAGCCGCCGTTTCCGATGTAATAGGAAAACGCATCCAAAATGTTCTGAATCGTTGCCATCGTCTTTCCTCCTGTTATACAAAATTCTGGGTCAGTGCCCACAGCTCCATTTGTCCCTGGGACAGGCTCTCTCCGTCATAATGAATCTCCAAGCACTCCCCACATCGTCCCGGCAGCACCAGCCCACTGCATAAAAGCACGCCGCCGTTGTCTCGCATTATGTCA